CAGTTGATAATCAGGCCGTCAGTCTTGCCGCATTGCGCCGGCCCGACGAAGATGCAGCCGTTGAAGCTGTTATCCGTCAGGGAGTCTTGCGGCTCCACCATGTAGGGCATTGTCTCATTGCGCCACGGCCCGACATAAGCGCCAGGCTGATTGATGTAGCGATCCGATTGCGCCCATTCGCTCACCGTCATCCGGAGCGGCGGCTGGAAAACATTCTCTGCAACCTTCGAGATTAGGTCCCCCAAATCCTCAAAGGTCGTCAGGGTCTTCCTCGTCATCCGCGGCAAAAGCTGAGCCATCTCCGCTTCCGCTGGATTCCAGTCCGTCAGCGTCATTGAAGACGGGGAGTGCAAGGGGAGCGGTTGATGCAACATAGTCCTTAAATCTCTCTACCATCTTTTCGCGTAGCTCGTCTATGGCCCCGTCGATCATCCGCTTTATGATCTTCCGTTGCGGCTCGCTAAGCTCCGTTTCTCTATCCACCGCATCGGCCATAAGCAGAAGCGACATTCGCAGCGTCTTGAACGCTTCGGCAAAGCCTTCGACTACTTGAGCCGTTCGCCAGAGATCGCCCGCGTTCTCTTCGTAGATTTGCCGCGCCCGCTGGCCGTTCCAGTATTCCTTCGTCAGCAACGGCGGAAGCTCGGAATGATTCATCGTCCGCAGATAGTATTCGATGGCGTATCCCGGCTTGACGATCCGGCTGGCCGCTTCCCTGATCTTGTATGTGGACGTGTTGTTGCGTGTGCCGCTCGGCCGCAGCCCGCGGAGCCGCTTCGGGAGCGTCTTGGCGTCCGTCTCGAATAGCTGAGCAAGTTGCGCCATGGTGGCTTCGCCGGTCGCCAGCAACTCGGAAGTTACTTCGCTCCGCTCTTTCGGCGGGCGGCCGCGCTTCAATCTCTCTTCAGCGGCCATTGTTCGCTCCGGGGCATGATTTTTCCAACTCGCCTTCTGCTTGTCTGCAAACAACGCACATAGCAAGCCCGCCTTCGCAGTAAACGCAATGCGGCGTCTCGCACGGCTGCTTGCATTTGTGCCAGATATGCTCCGGGCCGCCCCGCATGGCGTCTCCCAAGAGGCTCAGGGCTTGTTCTAGCGCCCATGTGGCCGATCTCAGCGACTTGGGGCGGTAGTGCTCCGGATTGCGCTCCACGAGCGCCAGAGCGGCTTCCCGCGGCGTCTTCCCGCTCCCCACGATGGTCCGGCCACGGAGATCGCCGTAATCCAGCCCGCCGCCTATGCGCCCGTAGGCCATATGCCCGCACACCTTATCGTTGAAAAGCAAGTCCAGCTTGACGTGCTCCCTAAGCAGCAAGTCGCTCGCTTCGTCCCCAATTATCGTTCGATACAATCGGTCTAGCGGTTCCATTCTTTTGCCTCTTCTGGATGCGTTTCTGCATCGCTCGGATAAACTCGAAAAGGCGCTCTTGGCCCTCGCCCTTGTCGATCAGTGTGTCATATACCAACTCATCGGCCGATCCTAGCACAAGCAGATGGTGGACGCGGACTAGCTGGCGCTGGCCCTGCCTCGCCACGCGGCCGATGACTTGCTCGTAAAGCTCGCGGCTCCACACGAGATCGAAGAAAGCCACGTCATGCCCCGGCCCCTTCTGCATATTCAGGCCGTGCGCCGCGGAGCCGGGATTGATAAGCAGCATATCAATCTTGCCTTCGTTCCACGGCTTAATGCACTTCCCGGCCTTGTCCATGACAACGGCATTGGGGAACGCCTTCTTCAGCCGATCCAGCGAAGACTTGAACCAATAGCAAACCATGAGCGGCTGACTGCCAAGCTCTTCCTTCAACTCGCGGAGAGCTTCGATCTTTTCGTTGTGGACGGCCACAACCTTCTTCGACTCGTCATAAACGGCGCCGGCCGCGAATTGCAGGAGCTTGTTGACGAGCGCGCCGCCGTTGAGCGCTTCGATCTCGTGCGTGTCGAAGTGAAGAAACATCGTCTCTTCAAATCGCCAGTAAATGTCCATGAGATCGCGGCTGAGCTTGATCGGCCGCTTCAGCGGTATCCAATCGCTCGAATCCCCGAGATCGTGCCGGTAGTCGTTCGAGTCGAGCCGCATGGTGATATCCGCGATCTTCTCCGCGATCTTCTCATCATGCCCCGGCTTGAGCTTCCACGAGCGCGTGTAGCGGTTTTCATCGAAGTGCCGCTCGCGGTATGCCGTGATGTTCCGGCCAAGGCGCTCGCCTTCGTCCAGAAGATACGTCATCGCAAAGAGCTTCGTGTAGCCTTCCGACGCCGGGGACGCGGTTAGCTCGTGCAGCCGCTTGATCCGCTTCCGCACCTTCTTCAGCGCCCGGAATCGTTGCGTGTTGTGAACGCCGAATTTCGTGGCTTCGTCAATGAAGATCGTATCGTAGGGCCACTTCTCGCGGTGCGTCTTCCACCGTTCTTTCCAGAAGTCCACGAGCCATTCGAGCCGTTCCACGTTGATAATGTGAAGCGGCGTGTCTTCTAGCGTTTGAGATGATCGCTTGGCTTCTTTAGCACGTTGACGGACAGGATTTGCTTCCGTTCTCGCGCGCCTAGCCGCGTCGGATGGCGCCTCTCCAAACCAACGCTCTTTTTGGTATCTTGGCTTGTAGGCTTCATCATAGGCTCCCTTGATATCTTCGTCGGAATCTTCGGCCCGGATCAGGGTGAAGGGGATATCCTGAAGGTGCTCCCATTCGCTGATCTCATCCGGCCATGTTGCCTTCGCCACGCGGAGCGGCGCGATCACGAGCGCTTTGCCCTTCCATCCCAAGTCCATGAGATCGCGGAGAAGGGACAGGCAAATGATCGTCTTGCCCATGCCGAGATCAATGAAGAGGAACGACATAGGGTTGTCGTAGAGAAACCACTTCGCCTTGCGCTGGAAAGCGTGCATATCCGCCCGCCGCCGCGGCGTGGGGACGATATCGAAGCCGGTGTAGTTGCTGAGCGGTTTCATAGGTCCGGATCGTAGCCGATCAATTCGCAGAAGCGTTCGTAGGTGGAATACCAATCAGCACGGCCGCCCGCGGCCCTGATCTCGCGGATTCGTTTCCATTGTTGTTCATACTTGATCTCGAATTGCTCTTGCGTCAGCGCTGCGTCGGCCTTCGCTTCGAGATGGATGATGCCCGAGCCTGGCGGATAGCAGCCGACTTCGGTATCCGGAAATCCGTTGAAGCCCTTGCCTTCGACATTCGCCCAAAAGAGCTTGAGCTTGTCGCGGGCCAGCTTCCGGCACTTCTCCTTCAGCTTCCCCTCTGGCGTGCGGGCGCCCATCTCAGGCCGCCATCCGATACGCGGAAGTTACTTCGAGCATCGCTTGATCGGCGCGGATCAGCGCGGCGTCGAGTCCGTGCGCCCATCCGGCCCATTGCTCGGCCATGGCGTCCGCGATCCCTTGGAAGGTCCGGCTGCGATCCTTGGCGCGATCCGCGTTCTGCGATGCACGCCACACGCCTTCCCATGCCTTGCGCTCTTCCCTGTCCGTGGGCGGCTTCAGCCACGGCGTTGTGTGGTAGAGCGGTTCAAGGTCCGTCAGCCAAAGGCACGTCCCCTTCGTGCTCCGGTCCCCGAAATTGTAAGGCTGGATTATCTGATCTTGGGCGCGGCCGATGATGCTCTTCGCGTGGCCGTGCATGACGGGGTTTTCGATGGCCCGCGGATACTCAAGCTCTTCGTCCAGATACCGGAATTCCGTGGCGCTCTTCTCCATCTTCGCCCAACGCTCCGGGCAAAGATTGTCGCCGGCTTCGTTCTTCTTCATGCCGGTGTAGAGATGCTTCTGAGACGAGTTGCACATGAAGGTGCAAGTCGGGAAGAAGATGCCCATATCCCAATCCCCGTTGACGTGGTTGAACACGTCATCTTGGATATGCGGGCCGGGAAGCTCCGTCGCATGGAAGTCGCACGAGATTGCATTGTGCCCGAGCCGGCGCAAAGCCGTCCGGACTGCACCGCTGCACTCGAAGCCGACTAGGATTTTGAGCGAGCGTTGCACATTGCCCCCGTTAGATCGTCCATGGCCTGTCCAAGCTTGGCGAAGCTCGTGCGGATGCCGTTCTTCTGATAACCCGGATAGATGCGCTTCCGCAATGGCTCAGTGACGCAAATTCCCGGCCCGATATCGGCGCGGAAAGCATCGTCGGTCCAGACTACCCAAGCG